GGATGTCTGACATTAATGAGGGGTTCATTTTTGCAGCATATGATAAGACAGCCTCTGGTTTTACAGCCGTCTCGAATTCGTGAGTATACGACTGATCCATTGCTCTTGGCCTTCTCTTCACCCATTTTGAAGCCGTACTCAACATTGAAGCCAAATTTATTGCTGACTCAACCTTCCTTGCAAATGCGTCTCTCACGGCCTTATCCCCTTTCCATTCCACTCTATAGTCATGCCTTGATTCTGAAAGCTCGTCTATAAACTCAGCAAAGGTTAGCCTCCTACTGCCTCTGACAATTGATATGTTGTCCTTCTGGTAATCGACGGCACTTATTCGAAGGTTCTCGATGGCAAAGGCGCAGCTTGCATTAGCCACAAGCGACGAAGTGGCTCTGAACGGGGATTCACGTCTCATTCCTGACATTATTGCAAGTGCATTCATCAAAACGTCTCCAATCGACAATCTCGGACAGGTAGCTAATTTTAAAATAAGTTGCCGTTCATCGACGAGCTCGGATATCCGATCATCATTCAATATCTTGTCCACAGGGTGAGTCGTGAACACATAGTCTGTGAACATAGTTCTGTCTGGTGCTTCCGAAACTGTTTCGGCTGTCCAAGAGGATCTGTCAACACCTTCTGGATATCTCGCAGCAGCTATATTGCAAAGAAGATCAATTTGTTCATCTCTATTTCTCCTGTGGACAGAAACGTTTGTTGCAGCTACTATTGCATGTGGACCGTATCCAAAGACGCCAATTGGGTTGAAAACAGGAGGACCGAGACGCAGACAATCATGAGAAGGGAATTCGTTTCGATAAGACAGCTCCGACATTCTGAACCTTTCGTAATGCACTGTCCACGATATAGCGAGACTTGAAAGCAGGCAGAACATAGGAGCACCTTCTGCAACAGCCGTGTTCGTGGACGTCAATACAGATATTGCAGAAAGTCTTGGGGATGCACATGTTGATACGCCAGCAGAATTTACTGTGCTACGAACATACGCCAGTGCAGGAATGCCATTAAACGACATTTGAGTGTTCAATTCCGCGAGCATCGATGATATGAACAATTTTGCCTTATTCAAAACCTCCCCAAATAACGC